CGCGAACAAATCGTGAGGAATACCAGAAGCATATCTCGCATCTCACGCGGGAACTCAATCGTAGTCAAGGAGTGCCCAATTCGGAGCATCTGACCGATGCCCAATGGGAAGAGCGCAAAAGGTTACTGGATGGTTCTCTTTTTGCCTTTGCTGGTCAGGCGTTCGATGAGCAGTCGAGCGATCTCGGCGAGAGTGTGTGACCATGCCTACAGTCACCGCGGGAAATTTGTCGGAAAGCGATAAGTTGAAGGTTCGTCTCTATCAGTCGATCAATTCTCCCGGCATCAATCCATCAAACACTTTTCTGCTTCTTGCGACGTTACTGGATCGTGAATTCAAGAACGGAAATGCATCGAAAGCATTTGTGTCGTTTGTCCAAGAGCCTCATCCGCAGGGTTTGGGCATGAAGCCCGACGATCTGTTGACGATTGTTTCTGATCTGCGCCATCCGCACGAGGAAAGCGACGAAAAACTTGGCAAGCGCATGGAGGCAATGCGCAACCGCGTGCGGCAGCTTGTGCTCCAGGAGGTGCCTGAGATTAGCGAGAACGGCACTAACCAACATTCAGGGATTGGTATTACCAAGCCCTCCGATGGTGGAATGACGGCAACCTATATCCTGCGCCGCCTCAAGCGTGCCCGACCTGATTTAGCCAAGAAGGTCGTCGACGGAGAATTGTCCGCCAACGCTGCCGCAATCAAGGCTGGCATTCGCCGGAAGCCTACGCGCTTCGAGCAAATTATGCAGTGGCTGCCAAAACTCAGCGCCCACGAACGCGCGTCGCTTGCTGCCGCCTGTTCCCAGGTGACACCAGAAACCGGTGCACGGCGGCCCGACCCTTCCGAGGACTGCGCTACAGTCGACCACGCTGACAACGAGGTGAAACCATGCCGCTGATCAAGAGCAAGTCCAAAGCCGCCCGATCAAAGAACATTGCGACGGAAGTGAAGGCTGGCCGCCCGGTGAAGCAAGCGGCGGCGATCGCTTACAGCGTAGGCCGCGAGGCCAGCAAGGGCGGCGACGCCGACGAGCGCCGCTACCGCGCCCAGGACGGCCTGCGCACCCTGCAACGCGCCGAGGAGGTCCACGGCGACAAGGATCTCATGCGCGACATCGGCAAGCACGCCCGCGACCAGCACCAGGTCGCAAAGCGCGCCGCCCACATGGTCAAGTCCGCCGCGATCAGCCAGCGTCAGGCCGATCGCATGAAAACCAAGCCCGTCGTGGAGCGATAAGTGAACAACGACGCCGAGCAGCTGCGCGATCGGATCGAGGCAACCGCCGCCGTGGCCTACGACCTCATGTTCGACGGCGCGCTGGTAACCGCCCACTACGACAAGATCATTGCCGCGCTCGGCCTCGACGATGCCCAGGCCGAAGCGGCGTGGAACCGGATGAAGGGCGCCGCCAAGTGACTGACTCTGTTACCATTGGCGACGCAACGCTGTATCTGGGCGACTGCCGGGAAATCCTGCCGACGCTTCCGAAGGTGGGTGCCGTGGTGACGGACCCTCCGTATGGGATTGGGGAAAATAGCCGCAAGGTCGCATCGCGCGGCAAACTGGCGACGCCGCGGGATTACGGAGATTTCGATTGGGATCGCGAGCCGATAGAGCGGGGGCTCGTGTCTCTGATCCGTGCGGCGAGCCAATGGCAGATCATTTTCGGCGGCAACTTTTTTGAGTTGCCCCCATCCTCATGCTGGCTCGTATGGGACAAGATGGGGCCGACGAACGATTTTGCCGACTGTGAGCTTGCGTGGACGAACCTGCAGCGCGCCGTTCGTCGCATCCGGTTCCTTTGGAATGGGATGATCCGTGCCGAGAAAGACATAGAGCGCGAGCACCCGACACAGAAGCCGATTGAGGTCATGCGCTGGTGCTTGGGGTTCATTCCCGACGCTCGCACCATTCTCGACCCCTTCATGGGTTCCGGCACCACGGGCGTTGCCGCCATCAAACTAGGCCGCAAGTTCATCGGCATCGAGATCGAGCCGAAATACTTCGACATCGCCTGCCGCCGGATCGAGGAAGCCGCCCGGCAGCCCGATCTGTTCATCGAACGACCGAAGCCGCCGGTACAGGAATCATGGGACGAAATGTGGAAAAGGCCGTTTGTGCCTGCAAGAGGCTAACCAATGCCGGCGTTGAAGAACCCACGCCACGAAGCGTTTGCTCAAGCCTACGTGCGCGGCGAGCACGCGGGAAATGCCACCGCGGCGCACAAGGCTGTTTATGGCGTCCAGGCCGCAAATGGCGTTGCTGGTTGGAAGATGTTGAAATTGGTTAATGTTTCAGCCCGAATTGCTCAAATTCAGGACGAAATTGCTCATATCGATGCTCAAGCGACCGACGACGCTGTGAAAAGGCTTGGCCTTTCAAAGGAATGGGTGCTCGAGACGCTGCTCAAGAATGCCAACAAGGGCATGAAGCGCGACGACGGATCGACCGTCAACAAGGCTGCGGAACTGATCGGCAAGCACCTCGGCATGTTCATCGCCAGCGACGCGCCGAACGTCAACGTCAACGTCGGGGTGCAGTTCGTCGACCACCCGCCGGCCGAGACGCGACAGGAATGGGAAGCGCGGCGCCGGCTCGAGCTCGCGCCGAAAGCAAACGGCAGGCTCGAGCTCGCGCCGAAAGCAAACGGCAGGCTCGAGCTCGCGCCGAAAGCAAACGGCAAGGGGCATTCATGAGCAAGTTTTTCGAACGGAAAATGCGCAGGAAATGTGAACGATGCGGCGCGGAGTTTCGTGGCGAGAAGTGGCACTGTTTCTGTAGCCAATGCGTAGATGAGATCCTGGAACAAATGCGACGTGTAACACACTCATGAACGCGCATCGGGTCACGATCGACTATCGTGCCCTGTTGCGCGGGCTGCGGGACAACGTGTTGATCGTCGTGATCGTGGCGGTCGCGCTGCTGGTCGTGGTCATTTGGGTGCTTTGAAACATGAGCGGCATTGAGCGCGCAACCCGTGGCGTATGGGCGCCGCAGCCCGGCCCGCAAAGCGAGGCCATGTACGCGACGTGGTGCAACGAGCTTTTTTATGGCGGCGCAGCCGGATCAGGCAAGTCCGAATATCTGCTCGGAGACTTTCTTCAGGATGTTCCGACATATGGTGATGCATGGCAAGGTGTCATATTTCGCCGTACCTATCCCGAGCTCGAGGAACTCATGAGCCGCGCACACGAGCTTTTTCCATTAACTGGTGCCGAATGGAATGAGCAGAAAAAAACCTACACGTGGAGAAACGGTGCGTGGTTGAAGTTTAGGTATCTCGAACGCGAAATGGATCGAACGCGATACCAAGGCGCGCAATTCACATGGGTAGGGTTCGATGAACTAACGCAATGGGCGACGGACAAAGCCTATCGTTATCTGCGTGCTCGGCTACGTTCGCCGCATGATGTTCCAACAAAGCGAATGCGATCGGCTGGAAACCCAGGTGGCGCAGGCCACCATTGGGTGAAAGCCTACTTTGTCAGTCCAGCGCCCGGCGGCTTCACTGTGATCGATGACGCTACCACCGGCATGTCGCGCATATTCATGCCAGCGCGGTTGAACGACAACATCATCCTGACGCAGGCTGATCCCGGCTATGCGGCGCGGCTGCGCGGCCTGGGCTCCGAGGCGCTCGTCAAAGCCTGGCTGATGGGCGACTGGGACATTGTCGAGGGCGCGTTCTTCGACTGCTGGAGCACCAGGATGGTCGTGCCGCCGGCCGAGTTGCCGGACGACTGGCTGCGGTTCCGATCGGCGGACTGGGGCTCGGCGTCGCCGTTTGCCATCGTCTGGTGGGCCGTCGTGCAAGACGACTGGGAGCACCCGAAGACCAAGCAGCTGCTGCCGCGCGGCGCGCTGGTCTGTTACCGCGAATGGTACGGCTCGCAGGATCCGGCGCAGGACGGCTCGCGGGGCTTGAAGCTGATGGCGGACCAGGTCGGCAAGGGCATTGTTACACGTGAAACACGCGACCCAAAGCTGGCCTATGGCGTGCTCGACCCGTCGACGTTCCGGCAGGACGGCGGACCGCCGATCGCCGAGGTGATCAACATGGAGCTGATCAACGCCAAGCTGGTGCCGTTCCGCGAGGCGGACAACACGCGGGTGCCGCGCACGCACGACAAGCGCGGGCCGATGTCGGGCTGGGACCAGATGCGGTCGCGCATGGTCGGCAAGCTGGACAGCAAGGGCAAGCCGGTCGGCAAGCCGATGCTGTATTTCTTCTCGACGTGCGTTGCGTGCATCAGGACCATTCCGGTGTTGCAGCATGATGCGCAAGTTGCAGAAGATATCGACACCAACTCAGACGATCATTGTGCCGATGCCGTTCGCTACGGGACGAGCTCGCGGCCGTGGCTGCCGTCGCATCCGGTGCCCGAGGCGCCGCGCGACGGCTACCGCGACGAGGACGAGGAAAACGACCGGTCGAGCTCGGTCAGCATCCAGGTGCTGTGATGGTGCCGCTCGACGAGTGGGTGAAATGGATGGTGTGGGCGCGGGCGATGACCGAGCAGTTCGAGCGCGAGCGACGGCAGCTTGCGGCCGATCGGAAGCGCAGGGAATTCAGAGTGGTCAACGAGGAGCAACAGGATGACAGACGCGGTTAGCGAGTTCGTGCGGAGGAGGCAGCCCGAGAGCCTGGACGAGATCGAGGACACGATCGCCCAGCACCGCCGCGCCACCGAGCAGAGCACCGTCCGGCTCAACGATGTTCCCGAGCGGCGCGCCGGGTTAGAGTTGAATGAGATCGCGCAGATGGTGGCGTCGCTGCCGCTGCGCCAAGCGATGGAGATGGCCGAGGCGGTGGTGAAGCTGGAAGAGTACAAACCGCCAACCACCAAGATCGAGCTCGCCATGCTGCTCAACGAGTGGGCCGAGAAGCGGCTGGCCGGCGTGTACGGGGCGCGGGAGGGATAAAATTTTGGACAAAGTCGGAAACCGGGCTGACAGGGCCAGTCAAGGAATGCCACAGGGGGAATGCTGGTAGTACCCTGGGGTAGAACGTGCTGCTCTACAAGATACGGCGCGCGCGGCGCGATCGGACCATCGAAACGCGAGTTGTCGACTGGGCCCGCTCTAGGACAAGAGAGGCGAACCCCCTGATCCTGGCGCTGTGCGAGGGTTGCGGCAGCCAGGTGCGGCTCGGGCCGAACGAGGTGCCGCCGCCGAACTGTTCTGAGTGCGGCGGCTAAAAACCCGTGCACAACTGCCGTAGGGCGGCTTGAAACCGGCTAGCGTGCCGCCATGGCACAGACGGCCCCGACCGCCTACGGGTATTACGACAACAGCGATGCGTCCACCTCGTCGACCTCGAGCACGCTCGGCGGCGGGGATAGCGTCACGCGCCGGATGGTGCCGTCCGATCGGCCGCGGCCGGGCCAGCAGGCGGATGTCTCGAAATTGCGGCGGCAGTACCTCGACTACCTCGGCACCAAAATGCCCGAGATCGAGGAGCAGAAGATATCGCGCCGGTATTACAATGGCGCACAGTGGTCGGCCGAGGCGGTCAAGGCGCTGAGGGAACGACGGCAGCCGATCATCACCTACAATCGGGTGCGGCCGAAGATAAACGGTATTGTGGGGTTGGTCGAGCGGCTGCGCCAGGACCCGAAAGCCTACCCCAGGAACCCGCGCAACGAGAGCGGTGCCACGGTCGCCACTCAGTCGATCCGCGCGGTGCTCGACGGCGTGCAGTGGCAGATGATGTCGAGCGATGTCTGCCGGCTGGGCGCGACCGAGGGCCTCGCCGGGGTCGCCCTCGAGCTCAAGATGGGCGACCACCAGGACCCGGACGTTTCGCTCGAGATCATTCACAACGAGGACTTTTTCTACGACCCGCGCAGCCGATCACCGGATTTCAGCGACTGCCGCTTCATGGGCCTCGGCAAGTGGATCGACGAGGACGAGGCGATCGAGATGTTCCCCGATCAGGAAGAGTTGATCGCGGGGATGATCAACACCGGGTCGGACATGACGACCAATGCCGACAACGAGTACAAGTGGATACTCGTGACGCAACGGCGGCTGCGCCTGGTCGAGCATTGGTATATCGAAAACGGTGAATGGTACTGGTGCTTTTACGTCGGCGAGGTGTGGATCGACGGCGGGATTTCGCCGTTCATCAACGAAGTCAAAAAGACGATTTCGCGATTCATCATGTTCTCGGCGTTTGTCGACCACGACGCCGATCGGCACGGATTCGTGCGCGATATGCAGGGCGCGCAGGACGAAATCAACCAACGCAGATCGAAGGCGCTGCATATCAGCAACAGCCGGCGGCTAATACTGGAGAAAGGCGCCGTCAACGACGTGGAGACGGCACGGCGCGAGTGGGCACGCCCGGACGGCGTGCTCGAGATCAACCCGAACATGAGTGCGAAACCCGACGATACCCAGGCGGACCTCGCGGCGCAGCTGAGCTTCCTGCAGGAGGCCAAGCAGGAGATCGAGCGCATCGCCAATGTGACGCCGTCCGTTGGACAGGGCGACGCGCCGAAGAACCTGTCGGGCCGTGCGATCAATTTGCTGCAGCAAGGTGCCACAGCGGAGCTCGGGCCATTCGTGATCGGATACAGGGACTTCAAGTTGCGGGTTTATCGCGCGATCTGGTTCGCGGTCACGCGGTTCTGGCAGGCCGAGCGGTGGATCAGGGTCAATGACGACCAAGGGCTAGCACAATTCATTCAGATCAACGGTGTCGACGTCGACCAGCGCGGCATTCCCGTGGTCGTCAACGCGGTGGGTCAAATCGACGTCGACATCATTTTGGATGAAGGGCCGGACGTCATCAACATGATGGCGGACAGCTTTGATATCCTCTTGGGCATGGCGCAAGCGGGAATGCAAGTGCCGCCCGAGGTGTTTATCGAGCTCTCGCCGCTGCAGTCGTCGGTCAAGGCGAGCCTGTTGCAGAAGATGCAGGCGGCGCAGAACAATCCGCAGGCGGCGCAGATGGCACAGATTCAGGCGCAGATGGCCCAGTTGCAGCTGGCGCACGAGCAGGCGCGGATCCAGGGCACGCTGGCGCATGTCGACGAGCGCAAGGCCGCGACGCTGCAGAAGGTCGCCCAGGCGCAGAAGGCCGGCGCTGATGCCACCAAGAGCGCGACCGAGGCGCACAGCAACGTGCACGAGACGATGCGGGAGAACATCGCGACGCTGCAGGGGTTGATGTCGCCGAACCAGGGCGCGCCACAGGGGCAGCAGGCGCCGCAACAGCAACCACAGCCACAACAGCCGCAGCAATACCCGCTGCCGTTCCAACCCGGGAGATAACCATGGCCGCCAAGGTGATCTACACGCAAAAGGGCAGTGACCCGGCAACGGTCGTTTGGCCGGCCCAGGGACCCAACCATGAGAAATTCACTTTGGTGAGTGGGACGGCGCAGGTGATCCCGAACCTGATCGCCTACGGCAACGGCACCATCACATATCCCGATGGCCGCGCTCTGCCGCAAGTGACGCCGGCCGGCTCGACCGTTACGTCCCAGAAATAACGGAGCTCACCATGGCAGGCGAAAACCCGGCAACATTCGCGGCGGGCAATGCCGCGGCGATCACGAAGAATGACACGACCAACATCGCGCCGACGCGGGCGATCTACATCGGCGGCCAGGGCGACCTGGCGGTGCGAATGATCGCCGGCAACAATGTGACGTTTTTCGCTTGCCCGGCGGGCCTTCTGCTGCCGGTGCAGGTCGATCGCGTGCTTGCGACGGGGACGACCGCGACCAACATTACGGCTGTCTGGTAGGTGGCATATGGGCAAATCGTCGACGTTCGATAACGACCTGTTGAAGCTTATTTTCAATGGGACGAACATCGCGAACCTCGCGGACAACACGGCCACCTCGCCGCTGACGAACTTATGGGTGGCGCTGCATACGGCTGATCCTGGCGTCGGCGGCACGCAGTCGACCAGCGAGATCGCCTATACAGGCTACGCTCGCCCCACAGTGGCACGCAGTGGCGTTGGCTGGACGGTGACGGGCGCGTCGGTGAGCCCGGCCGCGGATATCACCTTTGGTCTGATGACGGCTGGCGCGGGTGGCACGGCGACATACGCATCGGTCGGCGTCGCAGTCTCTGGCGCGACGAAGATCCTCTACAGCGGCACGCTGACGCCTAACATCACGGTAACAAACGGCACCACGCCGATCATCAAGGCCGGCTCGACCATCGTGGAAAGCTAATGGCGATCATTGGGATCGGCATCGACATCTGGACGCCGTCGATCAACGGCGGCAGCAGGATCCATCTGCCGCCCGGCCAGGCGATCCTGTTCTCGCGCGGCCAGGCGACGGTGAGTTTCCTCGCCAACAGCCCGGGCACGCTTGCCGCGGCGGGCGCGGCGACCGTGGCCTTTGTCGGATCGACGGGCGGCGGCGGCGGGTTCACACCGTCGTATCAATTCAACGACGCGCGTAATTCGATGTACGCGACGCACGTTTAGGGAGGCCACCAATGGCTGGCGCTTGGACGACCATCAACATTCTCGACGCTGCCGGCGCTACCAAAACGATGCGGGTGTGGAGCGAGAACAGCACCACGGGGCCGTACTCGTTTGGGCAGGCGCTGGATGACGGCTCTGGCGCAGGCGTGATCCCGGCAATCAAGGCCGGTGCCGCATTGCCGAGCGCGAGTACCGATCCGGCGCTGGTGGTGACAATCCGCGACATCAACGCGAACGTCAATGCCGACAACGTCAACACGAAGCTGCCAGGGGCGCCGGTCACGGCCTACGACTACTACGGCAACTACGAGACGGTCGCAGCGTCGCAGACGGATCAGGTGATGGGGTCGACCGGGGCGGCAGGAGACTATCTGTCCGGTGTGCTGATCGTACCAGCGGCTGCGGCTGCGGGTGTGGTCTCGATCAAGGACGGCGCCG